AGAAAACCGGCCTCCCCATCGCCTTCGCCAGCCGCATCCAGGGCGAGACGCCCGAAGAAATGGAAGCGGATGCTAAAACTCTGCTTGAGGCGATGCCTAAGCCCCAGCCGCCTGACCCCAAAAAGCCCGTCATCTATCCAACCAGTCCCGGCACAGGAGCCGGGAGCGGCGAGACCGACGAGCAGAAAAGGAAGCGCCTTGGACTTAGATAATCAACTCATGGAGTAACACCAATGGCACAACTCAACCTTTACAGCGATATCTCTTCTATCGCTCAGTCAGTACAAGAGGACGCCATATTCGTCGTGCGCGAGACCGGCCAGATGCAAGGGCTGGTGACCGTGTTCGCCGATATGACCGGCCTCAACACTCGCAAGGGCTACGCCTTCAACCAGGGCACCGCGCAGGTAGTCGGGGAAGATGACGACCTGACTTCCCGCGCCTTCACTCCCTCCCTGGATCAGACCTTGACCCCCGCCGAAATCGGCTTGCAGTTCTTCATCACTGACAGCCGCGCCGAAAGCGAAGCGCCGGAGAGCATCCTGCGGGATGCATCCCTTGAGCTGGGCCTGGCTGCTGGCGACACAATTAACACCGATCTGATCAGCGACATGGCCTCCCTGACCGGGGGCACCGTGGGCGCTTCCGGGACCGCTATCACCTGGGGCTACGTATCGGCTGCCATCGGGCAGGCGCGCAACGCCAACAAGTCCAATGCTATCCCGCTGGCCTGCGTGGTTCACGGATATCAGTGGAGCGTACTGGCGAAGGCTGCCAGCATCGCCGGTTCGTCTCTGGCGCAAGCCCCCGGCGTGACCGAGCAGATGACCCGCTCCGGCTTCGTGGCCGAGTTCATGGGCGTGCCTCTGTACCAGGTGTTCGGCGGCATTTCCGGCACCGACTTCACCGGCGGCGTGTTCCCCCGCGTGGCCCTGGCCATTGACTGGCGGCGCGCTATCCGGGTCCGCCCGGAGCGGGACGAGTCCCGGCGCGGCCTTGAACTGAACATGTCAGCCGTTTACGCTCATGGCGTGTGGCGGCCAACCCGCGGCATCAAGATGCTCTTCGATGCCACCGCGCCAAGCTCGTAAGTGAGAGGTGTAAATATGGCTAACACATACGACGTTCATATCGCAACCCTGTCCTTAGGCGCCTTCCTTGGCGCAACCGAGCTGCCCTTGGCGAAACTGCCCTCGGGCGGCGGCGGGATCCACGTCCTGGAGGCGAACCTGGTCGGCCCATCCGCTGGCACCGTGATCGGCGGGAAACTCGTAACCATGACCGACGCGGGCACCCCGGCTATCAACGGTACCATCGGCGCCTTCGCCGGAACCGTGGTGACTGCTGCGGGTGTGCCTGGCGAAGCGACCATCTCCGATGCGTTTGTCGATGCCGGCGAGTGGATCGGCTTCGACCAGACCTCGGGCACCGTCCCGGCCGGCACGTTCATCAGCCTGGCTTATGTTATGGGCAAATAGCCCGACAACCGCATGACCAATCCGGCGGATAGGTACACGTGACCGAAAAGGCACCCTCCAGGCCCTGCCGCCGGTTATTTGGAGGGATGAGCGCTCTTGGAGGGGCGCAAGAAATGGCTACACAGTTTCAAGAACCATCCGAACCTTACCAGTTTATAGGCAACTATAGCGGAACTGCTCAAGTAATAAATGATGCTTATTCAGGTGGATCTATTTGGCCGGGATGGCATCCTCTCACGATCCACGATGAGCCCGAACGCTGCAAATACTGCGGGCGGTTGCGCCGGAGCGACTTTCAGGATGTTTGCGATGGCTGTGGAGCACCGCTGTGAGAATACTTTTTCACAGCAACAGCCCATGGGCCTCTACCGGCTATGGAAATCAGACCCGCCTTTTCGTCCCGCGTATCAAAGCCCTGGGGCACGAGATCGCTATCTCTGCCTTCTATGGCCTAGAAGGCGGGGTACTGAACTTGGGCGGGATACTCGTGCTTCCAAGAGGCAGGACGCCTTACGGCCAGGACATCGCCGCTGAACATGCCGTAAACTTCCAGGCAGACATCCTGATCACGCTGATCGACGCATGGGTATACGACCCGGTGCAGATGCAGGCTGGCGGGGTGAAGTGGTGCCCCTGGTTCCCGATCGACCAGGAGCCGATCCCGCCGCCGGTATTGAAGCCCGTCACGCGTGCTTACCGCCGCATCGTTTTCTCGAAGTTTGGCGAGCGCATGATTAATGATGCTGGGCTAGATTGCTACTACGTGCCACATGGATGTGAAACGCAAGTGTTCAAGCCAATCGACCGGGTACAAGCGCGCGAACGGATGGGGCTGCCGCTGGACAAGTTTATTGTGGGGATGGTAGCCGCCAACAAGGGCGTGCCTCCCCGGAAGAGCTTCTTCGAGAATATTACCGCCTTCGCCGAGTTCCACAAGAAGCACCCGGATTCGATGCTGTATCTCCATACCAGCCCCGGAACCTACCAAGGAGCGAATGAGGCCAACCTGATCGAGTTTATCGAGTATGTCGGGCTGAAAGGCGGCCAGGATGTCAAGTTGCCGAACCCTTACCAGCTGTGGAACGGGTTCCCGGATGATGCGATGGTGGATCTCTACAATGCCTTCGACGTGTTCCAGCTGGTCAGTATGGGTGAGGGCTTTGGGATCCCGATACTGGAGGCGCAAGCCTGCGGGTGCCCCGTTATCGTGGGTGACTGGACGGCGATGAGCGAAATGTGTTTTAGCGGCTGGAAGGTGGACAAGAAGGACACGATCCCATTCTGGACGCCGCTGGCTTCTTACCAGTTCATTCCTAAAGTCGGGGCGATTGTAGAGCGCCTGGAAGCGGCTTACCGCGCTCGTGGTGACTCCTCATACCGCGAGCGCGCCCGGTCCGGGGCGGTCAAATACGACGCCGATAAGGTGACTGAGAAGTATTGGAAGCCGGTACTGGCGGAAATCGAAGCGGATGTGAATGCGTGGAAGGGCGTAAGCGTTCCGGTAGAGGGCGAACTCGTTCGCACGCCATTGGAGGCGGTGCCCGTTGAAAGTTAGCGTGATAACCCCCTGGTTGAACCACTCTGAGCTGTGCCCGGTCTACGAGCGCAGTATAAAGGGAGCGCAGGTGGTCGTGATCGATAACGGCAGCATCGAGAGCCATAAATGGGCGATCAAAGGGATGGTCAAGCGCCTGGGCGGCGTTTACATCCGCAATGAGGAAAACCGCCTGTTCGCAGCTGCCAACAACCAGGGGCTTGAACGGGCAACCAGCGAAATCGTCCTCTTCATGAATAATGACGTGGAATGCCGGCCGGGGTTTCTGGACAAGGTGGCCGCCGACGTCAAACCGGGCGGGCTGTATGGGCCTTCGCTGCTTGCCAAGCACGGCCTGGCATACCTGGAAGGCTGGTGCATCGCCGCTTATCGGGATGTGTGGCTATCGCTGAATGGCTGGGATGATGTCTATTACCAGGGGCTTTATTGGGAAGATAACGACTTGTGCTGGCGGGCGACTCGGATGGGTTATACCTTGAATGAGGTAGATTGGGCGATCTACCATTACAACAACTATACGTCGGGAAACATGCCCGGAGCGATGGACAAGAGCGCAGAGAACGAAGTGAAGTTCCTGGAAAGAGTGAGGGCGGGGGTGGCTGCATGAGATTCGAGATGAAACTGGTCACAGCTTGTAATGCTGGCTGGTTTGGGCGCATCGTTCCCTATCTGGATAGTCTCAAACAGAATGCCGATTTCCCGGCGACGCTGGTATCTGTCGGCTTCGAGGGTGCTTATCCCGGTGTCGAATGTATCCCACTCACCCGCGTGCAGAACGCAGGCAGCCCGCTCGAAACCGAAAGCCCGCAGCATGGCGGTTTCTTGCATGTGCTTCCGGGCGCCGACGATGAACTGCTCATTTTTACCGATGGCGATATCGTCCTACAAAGACCGCTCACTATCCAGGAGCACGCCTGGCTGGGGAGTATCCCCTTTGGATTTGTATCCTGCGGTTGGAACAGCGGCCCGGCTGAAACGTTGGAAGTGGAAGCTAACCGCTTATTCCCCCGCGTAACGATGGAACAGCTGGCGGCGAGACTTGGCAGCATCGCCCGCACCGCGCCCTGCTACAACATTGGCGTATTCGCCGCTCACCGCCAGACCTACCGGCGCATCTACGAGGCTTACATGCCGCTATGGAAGATTGCAACCGACGCGTTCCAGCACCCGGCCCGCCAGCAATGGCTAGTCAATTACGTAATAGCGACGCTGGGCATCCCGGTTATCCACATGGATTACAGCTTCCACGCCAACGGGCATTACGGCATCCCGTCAGGAGTGGAGCTGGTAAACGGGGCAGCTTTATACCAGGGCGAGATGGTCGCCTTCAGGCACAGATTATGACTGACTTATACCGCGACCCGGACGCTCCCGTACAACCCGATCAGTTCGCGGCTGAGTTTGGCGAGCTGTTGAACCTTTACGAAGAGCTACAGCCGCGGTGCATCCTTGAGATCGGCGTCAGGGAAGGCGGGACGCTTTACCAGTGGATGAAACATACCAGGCCGGGAGCATTGATAGTGGCGATAGACCTGCCTGGCGTGCGCTGGGGCAATCCTCGCAAGCAGCCTAATGTGGAAACCTGGCAGGCGTGGGCAGCTGAGTTTGGACACGAGATCCACGTCTATTTCGGAAACAGCCAGTGGCAGGAAGCGCAGTTTTTCGCCGGGAAATACTCGCCATTTGACTTCGTTTTCTTGGACGCCGATCATACTTACGAGGGCGTTAAGAGCGACTTTAAGGCATACGGGCTAATGGCAAGGGCGGGGGGCGGCGTGGTCGCAATCCATGACATACTACCGGATGACACGGATGAGCTGATCCAGGTGGGCCGGTTTTGGGAAGAATTGAAGGCCGGGCTGACCTGGCTGGAGTACACCAGCGGCCAGGTGGAGCGCCGCGGGATTGGGGTGGTCTATGTTTGATTACCTGGTTATTGGAGCTGGTTTATTCGGAGCGACAGTTGCCCGCGAATTAAAGGATGCGGGGAAGTCCGTATTGGTATTGGAAAGACGGGACCACATCGCGGGCAACTGCTTCGATGAGGAGGTCGAGGGTATCCGGGTCAACCGTTACGGCGGGCACATCTTCCACACCAATTCGGCCCGCATCTGGAGGTGGATAAACCGCTTCACCTTGTTCGATGCTTACGAACATCGGGTAAGGGCGAGCAGCCGGGGCAAGGTCTATAGCTTCCCGCCAAACCTGCTCACGGTGCAAGAGCTAGGCGTGCCGCAGAGCCGGGCGCTTGAATTGATAATGGATATGTTTTACGTGGGCTATTCCGAGAAACAATGGGGCATGCCATTTGCAGACATCCCCCCCAGCTTGTATGCCCGCGTGCCTATCCGGGATACTTACGATGACCGCTATTTCAGCGACCGTTACCAGGGGCTTCCGGCTGGCGGGTATACCGCTATGGTCAAGGCCATGCTGCGCGACGTCCCGGTACAGATTGGCGTGGATTACCTGGTAGATAAGTCTTATTGGGACAGGCAGGCGCAGCAGGTGATTTACAGCGGCGCAATCGATGAGCTGTACGGCTATGACCTTGGGCAACTCGAATACCGCAGCCTGCGCTTTGAGAACACAATCTACACTAACGATTTTCAGGGCTGCCCGACGATGAATTTCTGCGATAAGGATATCCAATATACCCGCATCATGGAATGGAAATTCTTCGGCTGGAATAAAGCGGGGATACGGCAGACGGTCATCACCCGCGAGTATCCGGAAGCCTTTGACGGGAACAACGAACGCTATTACCCCATCCCAACCGAAAGCAACCGGGAACTTTACCGGCAGTACCGGGAGCGGGCGGAGGCGGAAGGGCTTATCGTGGGGGGCAGGCTTGGCAGCTACCAGTACCTCAATATGGATCAGGCTATCGGGCAAGCATTGGCGGTTGTGGATAAGCTGAAAGAGAAGGCAACGAATGGCAAGGTCTACGCTTAACGAGCTGATCGAGATCGTGCGCGGCTATGCCGAGGCAGGCACGGCGGATTTCAGCCTGGGCACGGCCACCTACTGGGACGCCGACCAGGTACAGCGGGTATTAGAGCGGCATCGCCTGGACGTGTACCAGGAGCCTTTACAGATGATCCCCCGGCACACCGGCGGCGGGTCGATTGCCTATTACGAGCACCAATCCAGGCATGACAACTTCGAGCAGACGACCGGCGGAACGGCCATATTCTGGCTAGAGGACGCCGCCGGGGATAACGCCTCGACCGCCATTTATTCGGTCGATTACATGCGAGGGCGGGTGACGTTTACGCAGGACACGGCGGGCACGGCTTACTACCTGACCGGGCGCAGCTACGACCTATACGGCGCAGCTGCTGAGATGTGGAATATGAAAGCCTCTCACCAATCGGGCGGCGGGGCGGGCTTCGACTGGTCCACCGACAATATGAGCGTCAAGCGGTCGCAGGTAAAGCAGCAGTATGTCGAGATGGCCCATTATTACGAGGGCATGGCCAGGCCGCGGGTGATCCAGGTAGACCGCAGCGATATCGACCCGGTGGCGTTGAAATGAAGGAAGGGACGGACTTATGACCGCCTTATCATCTACCGAACTTGCCGCAATCCGCACGGATATCGCCCAGCTGCTCCCGGATACCGGGCACATCCTATCTGTCACGAACACATCGGACGGCATGGGCGGTTTTACTGAAACCTGGG